TATCTTTTCGATTTGTTTGTTTACTTCTTCGATATGTTGTGGATGTTCTCCGATACCAACTGAGTTATCCAAAAATATATTTGCAGTAGCATCTGCTTCTGCAATCTCAGCTTCGTATCTAGCTCTTAGTGCGTCTAGTATTGCCCTTCGCATTTCTTATTGCCTCCTTACCTTTCTTAAATATTGCAGCGACTTGATGTTTTTTCATGACCTTGGCACGCTGTTCTCCAACAGTCAAAATTTGTATTTTCCTTGCAAACGGTTTAGATATCTTTTTAACTTTTGCAACAGTCTTACGAGCGTCAGCAGGAGTCGCAAACTTAATTCCAACAGTATCTTTAGGATTCTCATCGGTGTATAACCTCCTACCAGAACCTTTTGGTTTTTTACCAGTACCTACTTTGGGATCAGCCATTTAACATTTCCATCTTCTACGCGCCTGTCTTAGTCTTGAATTAGGATCTTTCGCAGCCTTTGGAAATTTTTTCATTTGTCCTGCGCTTCTTGCGCAATATGATTTACGTCGTTTGGCAGCTTTTGATCCTGGTTTGACTTTTCCAGTGACCGCTGTTTTTAATTTAGAGCCGGGATTTTTTCTTCTATAGGCAGCGACACCGGCTCGTGTCATACCTGCGCCCTTTTCTGTAGGACGAAAATTCTTTTTGTTTCTAGCTGGCATATTATCTTGCTTTCTCATTATACTCTGCCTCCAAATGCCATACTTTTTCTTTTCTTTGCAAATGTTGCAACATTAGTTGGCTTACCACCTACACCTTGTGCTTTACTTCTCTTTCTTGCAACAGCAGAACGCCTTTGCGATTCTGTCATTCGGGCGGCTTTTGCAGCAGGCACGCATTTGGGGTATTTTCTTTTTGATCCACTTGCAGATTTTCTTCCACATTTTTTAAAACCTCCGCCTTTTTTCTTGGCTCCAATGTCTACCCAATCTTGTTTGAACCATTCTTTTAACCCAGCCATTAGTAGACCTTTGTTACTTTCCTTCTATTGGACATGACCTTACCACAACCTTTAGCGATGCCACCATTTTTAAAACCTATTCTACCACCGTCTTTTTTTCCAGCAGGTTTAGGTCCTTTAAAATCTTTTCTCTTTACACCAGAAGGATCTTTAATTTTACCAGCGCAAATCTTGCTAGCATATGCGTTCGCGTATGCTGACGGATATACTTTAAACTTTCGCTTCGCTGCCGATTTACCTCTAGGACAAAGTTTTGTCATTATGATCTCGCTGTTTGTTTTGCTCTTTTAAAGTCAGATGCTTTAGGCGCACCCTTAGCACCTTTCTTTCGCATCTTCCCACCACGTTTTCTTTTAGCGTGTATGTTTGCGTATAGACCTTTTCCAGCCATTACTTAACTTTACCGCCGTTCTTCATGTAACCCATTTTGTTTCTAACTTTTTTAGGTAACTTTTTTAAACCTTTTTGACTTGGCTTAACAGGCTTCAAAGCCTTTCCACCTTTTTTCATCATAGGTCTTTTCATCATCATTGTTCCAGGCATTATTTTTTCTTGCTCCTATTTGCTTTTCTTACGGCTCTACCGCCTTTTTTAGTTTTCATAATTCTGCCGCCTTTTGCTGCCGCAGCATCTAAAAACATTTGATCATTTGCCATGTCGTCTGCATTCATCATGCCACCAAATGGATCATTTAACATACTATTTCTCATAGCTTTATTAGATGTGAACAATGCTTTATTAGCACCGCTAACACCTAAAGGTCTTGCTCTACTATTCATAAAAGCTTTTCCTAGTCCAGCAATTGCCAACATAGGTAATGCTATTTTAGCTGCTTTCTTGATAGCTCTTTTTAATTTCTTTGCCATTATTTTTTACCTCCTCCATTTCGGAATATTTGTGTTCCCTTTATACCATAAATACTCGCGACCACAAGGATCCATAAATTTGTGAACCATGACGGAAGCTGCGAGAACATCTCGAAAAAGAGTTTGACCTTATCCATAGCAGTTGGATCGTCTGATACGACTGCCCATGCAAGCACCGCCACGGGCGTGCTTAAAATTATGAGGACCGCCTCGTCTTTCCAGTCCGATTGACGAGCTTCTAATAATTTTCCTTGGTATTGCTCCTCACCTCGGGCTTGTTTTTCAGCATGTAGAAGTTGTGCTTCTGACATTGCCATTTTTGCCTTCTGCTTGTTGGCATAAATCTTACTTCCAGCAGAAACGGCTAATTTAATTGCCGATAACCACATAATTAGTACCAGTCAGCTTTGCTTTTCTTTTCTGCAAGCATTCTTCTTTGGCCTTTTACTTGAACAGATTGAGTTTCTGTAGGTTTTGACACCTCAACCTCAACTCCGCCATTTAAAAAACCATCTTTGTTCAAAAACATGTCATGATTTACATGAGTCATGCCTTCGTGGCTTGATTTTTTATTTTTTTTATTTTTTTTCATATTTATTCTCCAGTTTTTCGAATGATTGCAACATTTCCAGGCATTTTATCCGAACTCGGAAGAGTTTTACCTAAAATTGTCTTCTCAATCGATGTATTAGCTCTTAACTTAGCCAATTCTTCGTTTTGATCAAGCTTTTCTTCTTGAATATCTTGGTTCATCATTGCTTTTGACTTGTCAAGATTCAATCTTTGCTCTGCTTGCGTACGTTTTTGTTCATTATCCATGGCTCTAAGGTCTAATTCTCTTGCTTTTAGCTTCGCAATCGGATCATTTCCAAAGTCACCCATGATTTTATTCTCTTCTTCCTTAAATTCTTGTGTCATATCAGAAATTAATTTAGCTTTTCTTGCCTCAATAGCCATACTCATCTGCATAATCTGTTGTTGAATCTCAGGACTTTGTGCCATTTGTGGATTTTGTTGTGCCATCATCTGTAGTTGCATCAATTGTTGTATCTCTTCTCTGAATTCTACTTCTAATTGCTCTTGTGCCATTAAAGAAATGTGTTCAAAAATATTTTTTTGTAATGCACCCATGATCATTGGATTATTTTTTACCATATTAGTTGCCATAAAATTTAAATGCGAAGTAATATGTGCTCTGTGATCTTGACCTTTGAACGCT